TTATTCTCCTAAGTCTACGTTGTGGTAAACTTGCTGTACATCTTCTAAATCTTCTAATGCATCAACCATTTTTTCAAATTGTGCTTGAGCATCTTCAGGAAGTTCTACATCATTTTGTGCAAGCATTGTTAATTCTGCAACTGTAAATTCTTCAACACCAGCATCTTTAAGTGCAGATTGTACGGAATGGAATTGATCAGGTTCAGCATAAATGATAACAGACTCTTCTTCTTCTAGAATGTCACGTGCATCTACATCTGCTTCCATTAAAATTTCAAGAACTTCATCTGATGTTTTACCTTCAAGACCAATAACAGCTGTCGCGTCAAACATATAAGCTACAGAACCGTTTACGCCCATGTTACCACTGTTTTTGCTAAATGCAGCTCGTACATCTGCTGCAGTACGGTTTACGTTATTTGTAAGTGTATCTACAATTACCATAGATCCGTTTGGTCCGAATCCTTCATAACGAAGCTCATCATAATTTTCTTCTGAACCGCCTTTTGCCTTTTCAACTGCACGATCAATAATTGTTCTTGGTACGTTGTATGTTTTCGCACGTTCTAATACAACTCTAAGCGCTTGGTTTGATTCTGGATCTGGCTCGCCTTGTTTTGCTGCCACATAAATTTCACGTCCAAACTTCGCGTATATACGGCTTGTATTTGCATCTTTTGATGCTTTTTTTTCTTTAATATTATTCCATTTACGACCCATACTTTCCACTCTCTTTCCCATTTTAAATCTACATAAAAATATTAATATGAAATATAATGTGTATTCAACACATTTTTAAAAGAAATATAAAAAGTTCATTTTTGATTCATATTACAGACATAATATAAATTACTATCATTTTGTTCTTTCGACAAGTTATATTATACATGAATTCCTACGTTTATTACGAATTTTAGAATCAGGTAACATAATTTAACAAAAAAGACTCTAACATTTCTGTTAGAGTCTTTTTACATCACCGATTCCCATAATATTCCTATAATCACTTTCTATTGCTGTATAATTAAAATAGGAAAAAATTTGAAGAAAAGATGGGGGAAAGTAATTATGAAACATTCAAATGAGAAAAAAGCACATAGTCTTAAAGGGATAGGAGAAAAGCTAAACCCAACTATCTATCAAGTGAGATTCATGAAATTAGATGAACCAATTCGATTTGAGTTGTTTCCTGAATTAAAGGAATTAGGGGACTGGTTGAGTACTTCAACGCCAATGTGGGCGTGCCACTCAACTATGTACAAGTACAACAGAGAAGAGTTTGAAAAGAGGTTTTTAGAAATTACAAACTTAACCGTTGATAATGTACTAATATCTACTGGTGGTGTCGGATTTAACTTCATGTCACCTGGGTGGAGAAATTCTCTCTAGAGTGCTGGAAAAAATTATTGTATATGTAATATTCTACTGAAATTCTATAAAAGGATAAAACCGAACGTTCAGTTTTATCCTTTTAGTACTTCATAGTTTCTTCCAACTGTATCTAAAGTTCGTCGCTTACCCACCGCACACTACCTCCTACGCACTATTAGTGCTTATTTTGTCGTGTAATGAAAACACAAAAAGACTCTATACAATTAGTATAGAGTCTTGATGTTATGCCGTTCTTGATACCGATGGTCGGGGTCGAACCGACACTCCCGAAGGAACACGATTTTGAGTCGTGCCAGTAAATCCATCGTCTCGAAAAGCAATATTATCAAAGTCAAATGACTAGTTGTTATTTTTTCATTCACACGATTATTATCATTTTACGTTGTGGTGTGCAATTAGTCAATCAATTATGAAATATATTTAAAACGGTATCCAGTTTCACGATGGACGTTTCCACGTTTTAAACAACCACAGAGTGTCTGACGTTTTATATTCAATTGGCGTTGTGCAGCACTCAACGATTCGAATTTTATTTCACCATCATCATCGAATGCAACGATTTTTCTTTTTTGTTTATCACCCGCCATTTTTCTATTTTCTTCAGCGGTTATAACCATACAATTTTCAAGTGAATATATTTTTCCACCTTTTTTATCTTTATCCAATTGATAATCCTTTCGATACAATAAATGACCATTAGGCATTCGATTATCAATGTCATATACAAAATTCCAAAATTTGTGCCACTGTTTTGCAACTGTTATACCCTTATTACCATAATATTTATAATGTGAATCATTTGGTTTGTGACATCTTCTCATTATTCCACACCATGTACCATACAATGGATGGTTTGTTTTTAATTTTTTCTCCATATCAATTTATCCTTCCTATAGATTTATACTATTTTTTGGTAATATATCATTCAAATCTATCGAATCACAAAAATTTGACCGTTCAGATTCGTTTGTAGCGTTTCCCTAAAAACGTTTTAATGTTATTTATCGTGAATACGTTAAAATGTGATGCTCGCCCATTTGAATCGTTTAAATCAATCAGAGTATTTAAAACTATAGCAAGATTTATATGGCGTTCCAGATTTCAAATGATTATAAATAATTTTGTATGTAATATTTAATTGTTCACTCGCTTCATTGATGGATGCAAATTCGATTTTTTCATCATTTTTAATTGCTACAATTCGTCGTGTTTTTGTTGTATTCAAACTCCTAACTATGGAAGAACATGATTTACACACAGGAATGTTTTCACTTGCAATGTAAAATTGATATTGTTTTTCAGTTGTACCTTCACAATCAATATTGCAACATTTTGTAACAATTTTAGTTTGACCATCTTTATGCTCACCACATGAAACAATATCAAATCCACAAAGTTCCATGTTATGTTTAATCATTTCTTGTGTGATGCCACGTTTTTTTAATAACAATTCATTTTCTTTAGCGTATCGAACATTTGGGATGTGAAGTGTTATTTCTTTTCTTTTTTCCATAATCCAATGCTTTGGGATTTTATATGTTTTAACGATTGGTGATAATTTTTTCATTATGATCTTCTCCATTCGATTTATAATTTGTTTTTTATTTTGTTTTATTGACCGTCAACCCATCGAGTCAACGGTCATGTATTTTTACTTATTCCACATACCTAACGATAAATCAATTAATTCAAATATTTCATTGTTAGGTAAAAAACAAATTACATAACGTTCTCCAGTTTCTTCATCAATAACAATTTCATTATCAAATTCGATATATTCCGTCGTGTGTCTGTCGTCAAAATTTCTGTAATCAATAGAGATTGTGTTTTGGAACAGGTCAAATTCTGGGCTTAAATTTTCATACATTTCATCTAAACCGACATTATCCTCTAAAAGTTGCATGAATTTTTCTAAGGCATCTTCAAGCGTTTCATCAAATAAGTCAAATGTATACATACCGTTGTACCAACAATGACCGCTGATAACATCATTGAAAATTTTATTTAAAACACTGTCTGTTGTGTTAAATGTTTTTGTTTCAAATACGTCCCATTTCTTTTTGTGTTTCTTTTTCATTTTTGCATGTAGAACATATTCATCATTTGAAACTTCAATAATATGATTTATTCGGAATGTCTTGTCTTTTGACACGATTTTAATTTCAATTTTTTCATCAGTTGTAACGAATGAAGATTTGTCTCCATAACGTACTAATTTAATCCCTTTTTCATTAATTGCTTGTACCATATCGTTTAATTTTGTTGTTGTTTTCATAATTTATATTCTCCTTCGGTTGTTTGTTTTTTTATTGTGACGTCGTTTTGACGTTGTTTACATGACTATTATATTTAATTCGTACGATATGTAAGGCAGCCATATAAACTTTTTAATTTTTATTTTTTCTTTCATATAATGTATCGTTTAGATGTTCATTTTTTATTACACGCCTATTATATTGAGAAATTTTGAAATGGAAAGCAAAGATCGAAACTTTTTTAAAATTATTTTCCCGAGTCGACTTTCTTCATATATATACAACAAAAAAACACCAACTCTGATGAGTCGGTGCTTGTGATAATTTAATATTCAAATGCGGTAAACCGCAGTTCTTGTGGTTCATCTTCATACATATGTAAAGTTAAATACCAATCGTCTTTTTTAATAGTATACGTGGTCATCATTTGGTCACCCAATACAAATGGGTCAAATTCAATTTCACTGTATTCATCAATATTTAAAATGATACCTTCTTGATTGGTAATCACGCTCGATTGAAGTTGATATTGGCATCTACCAAATAGGTTGTCTAAACCAGTAAGCATAACTTCTATCAAATCACATTCTTTAAAGGTTTCTGAAATGCTTTCAAATTCTTTTAGCACATTTTCTCTCATACTAACGTTTACATAACTTAAGAATTTGATTCCTTCAGTCTTTGATTCCATGGCAAGCGTTTCATCATTTAAAACTTCATTTAATGCTTTCGTATAATGTTCTTCCCACTGTTCCTGTAATGACTTGATTGTTGTTGTTGTTTTCATTTCAATTCCTCCACCGTTTTATTATGTTTCATTAGTAATTGGAGGTTATTATGTAATTTGTCGAATTTTGTCTTATTCGATATGTTTCTATAGTATCAACAATTGTTAACCATGTAAAGAATAATTTTTCTGAATATTAATATTCAATACATTTTATGGAATTAACAAACACCGTAACAATAATACGGTGTTCAATTAGGTGTACGGTACTGAACAAATCGTTCATGACCTTGTATATATTATTGGGGATATCACGTTTCGTTACTCCCTTTAGCACAATAACCGCTAGTTATAGGGCTACAAACATTGTTTGTCACCTTTAGGATACATGTAATATATGTACCCTTCAAATAACAAAGGATACGAATAATGTTCGTACCCTTGGAGGTTCGTACTAATGATACGACCCTTGATGAAATATCAAAGGTTCGAAAGATTGTTTCTACCCTTGAAGGGTGTATACAGTATGTACACCCTCGCCAATTGTAAATTATTTTTACTATAAAAGGAGGCCCCGCTTCGAGGCACCCTTGAAATAATAAAAGGGTTCTCGCTATGTGAGAACCCTTTTACTCCATATTCTTCAACCATTCTTCACGTTCAATCCGTCTTTCTTCACGCTCTTTCTCCATACGTATCGTTTCATCATCTTTAGCAAATAGATTTGCCCACACCTGATAAATAAATAACATCATCATTATTACAACTGACAGAAATAACAAGATCAACTTTGTTCGTTCCGATATTAACACTTTCTTATTCCGTTTCATTATCTTTTGGGTATCCGTTGTAACTTTGATTATTTATTCGAGCAATGCTTTTTTGCAATTCAGGTGAATCATTAAATGCGTAGCATTGAAACTTCTTATTCTTCCTATTACGTGTCGTATATTCCAAATCATGTCCCGCTTTTATTAAATCCATAGCAAGTGTTTTTTTGTAAATCATTTTTATTCCCATATCATAATCCTCCTATTGGTAATTGGTTGTTTCAGAATGTCAAACATTTGTTGAGACATTTTTCGACAAGGTGGGTCACTCGTGAATTGCGAGATACCTCATCTGCAGGTTAACCGAGCATTTTAAATTATCTGAAGATGTCTTCAAAATTGAATACATCTCCACAAAATTGTGGTCATCTGAAGGCGATAGTATCGCACTCATTAAAACCGATGCGCTTACTAAGCACAGTGGTCTGATATATGTATTACATACTTCAGGTCAATCATTCCTATAACCGTATTGCTTGCGTTTCCTGATGAGTTCTTCTTTTTTATTCATAATGTCATCACGTAAAAATAGATTCACGCCTATCGTCCGTTTAATCGGTTCTAATTGACCTTTTTTCAAAAGCATATTCATACGTGAACGACTGATACCAAGTATCTCAATGGCTTCTGAAGTAACCAAAATTTCGTTTTTCGCAAATTCCCTTTTATCAAACTGTTGTAATATGTATACGTCGCTCATGTTATCGCTCCTTATATAAATAGATGAACCTCCGAAAAATCGGAGGTCATTAGATGCGACCTCGAGAATTTTCGAGGTTAACGCAACAAAATTGTGACGTTGGAATCCGAAATCACTGGCAATGATTTTAAAATCTAACATTGTTTCAAACAATGTTGGGAATCAAGCATCTAACGACCATTCAATCTGATATGGTTGTTCGTAATCAATTTCACTATATGATTCTTCCACAGTACAAAATATTTCAAGAAGTTCCGCCAATTCACAATGATGATGTGAAATCAACTCTATTAGAAATGTAGCGTTACGTTCTACCAATATTTTAGCGGTCATTTCCAAATCTTCTACAAGGTTGTATTGTTCGTTAGGGTCTAAATACCATTTCAAATACGCATGTATCATTGATGTATCTTGAGTCGAATAATATGCCATTAACTTATTAATCATCGCTTTTATCATTCGTCTGTTTATATCAAACACCACGTAGGATGTCCTCTATCCGTCGTGCAGCCAAATCATCAAACAAACGAATTACGTTCAACAGGTCGCAACATTGTGTTTGTTCCATTATCTCCGCTATCAATTTTTTATCATTTAGTAGTCCTAATTCTATGTAGTGTTCTAAAGTCCTAATTCCCATTTCAGAGTCCTTGTGTACATAGAATAGTGTCGTCAATGCTCCTATACATGAGTGCACGTTTTGTCTTTTCATTTGTCTCACCTTCCATATATTGGTAATTTAATAACTTCATTATATGACTCTAGAAATCTACTGACAAGTAGAAATAATCCTGTATGCAATATGAGTACATCATTTCTTCGAGTCGATCTGTACTCAAAATGAGTTAATGAACGCAAAACTGTACTCAAATTGAGTTAATTGCTGTACTCATTGTGAGTACGAAATAAAAATATTAAATAAAAATATATACGAAAAGATTCGCTTACGCTCTCTTTTTCGAGCGCTCTTCCCCATTCTGGGGTTCTTTTAGGCTCTATATAATGAAGAAAAAAATAACTTCAACAAAATGTACGAGCCAACTTTACATCGGAAAGTTTGTCAATATAATAGTTGTACATTCGAAAAACATATAAAAAATATGCAGTACTCTCTTTCGTTTCGTACGAGCAGTGTATATATATTTTATAACGATAAAAAGGAGCATTTATATGAATACAAAAATACAAATTAGCGCACAAATTGATACAAAAATTAAATCACTAGCGGAACAACGTGCTAAAGAATTGGGATTCAACAGAAGTGTTTACATCGAACAATTGATTCGTGCGGACTTGAAAAAAGCAGGCAAAATTGAAAATTAATATTCAAAAAGGAGAAATGAATTATGTTCGAATCAGCAATTTTATTTATTTGTTCATTTATGTTTGGATGGTTCATTGGTGAAATAACATTTAAAAAATGAGTCACTGAAAATCGGTGGCTCTTATATTTTTATAAATTAGGAGATGAATAACATGGAACCAATTACTGTTCACACATATGGAATGGCAAATCATTTATTAAAAAACGATGTGCCAATGAAAGAAATAAAAAGAAACAAGTTCAAAAGTAATGAAATGGTTTATTACTTTGAAGCAACACCACAAGTAAAACAATTAATGAAGGAATACTCATTGAAAAAATAAAACAATCAAATTCTGGAGGAAATATTCTGATGAAAAAACAATATATTACACGAGCATACGTCGATATGTTACGTGACAAAGAACAAAAAACTGGTGTGTATTATTCAGCACCAAAGGTTGTTATGAAAGGCGACAAATATCGTAAAACATTAAGTCCTACGGAAAAATTGTTGTATCAAGAAATGTACGATTTATCCATGAAAGCATTACATAAAGGACAAGTTGACGAAAAAGGAAATGTATATATTGAATCATCGTATATATCATTAGCAGTCGCACTTGGCACAAGTGATTCAACTACACAACGTTATTTAAGTAAAACAACGAATGCATTATATAAATTAGGACTTTTGAAAGTGAAAAAGCGTAAAGAACAAAGTACAAGTCAATATTATGTAATGGCACCTGTATATGAAGGTGAAGATGAACATTTCTTGGATAGCGATTATACTACTACTCAAATGCGGGAAGAAGCACGACAAATGGTAGAAAAGAAAAATCGTAAGAAATCTACCAAACGTAAAGTTGAAAATGAACAATTGGAAGATGAAAAAATGTTCGATACAAAAGCGGATAATGCAGAATACGAACTACAGGAAAAACAATATAATGATAGTTTGCCTGATGGTGTTGCAGTTGAACGACAAGATCATAGCGAAGAACAACAAACAAAGGAAATGTATTTCCGTGTAGTAGATAACCAAGCATATGATGGCACCTATGATGCAAATTATATTATCGAACAAAACGGTAAAATGGTTGATATGTTAACAGTTCATGAGTTCTTGAGAAAAACCAAAAGTACGATTGATTACAAAACGAAACATTTGAGTGAAGTTATGAGAGACATTGAATCGGAAGGTAAATATGAAATTAGATATGACATTGTATTTTAGGAGTGAATGCTATGGCAATGCTAACAACGTGTAGTCATGGTAAGTTGATACCAATAGGAACTACATGTGATTGTAATAAACGGACGGTAGCACGTATCAAGCGTGAACCGAGTGATGTAGATAAATTACGTAACACTCACCGATGGAAACGAATAGTACAACCACGGATTATTGAGCGTGATGGTTGTGTGTGTCAACGATGCTTAATTAAGTATGGAATCATAACGACAAGCAAACTATCCGCACATCATGTCAAACCAGCATCAAAGTATATTGAATTGTTCTTCGATGAAAGCAACTTAGTTTGTTTATGTATGACATGCAACAGACAATTAGGAACTCGAGAACAATTGGATTTTAATTATGAAATACCAAACGAATATGAATACAAATTGTAGAGTTTATCGAAAATGATGAACTCTATTTTTTTTATGCAATTAAGTAGATATCCCCCATATGCAAATATAAAAAATCTTTGGGGGTGTGTACGGACAATAGGGGAGTCCATTTTTTATGGAACTCCCTAAACGAAATATTTGGTGAAATTTGAAACAAAGAAAGGTGATACATATATGGCTAGACCACGTAAACCCGCACGATTTAAAAAAGGGCGTTCGGAAAATAAACAGGAATTAAGCGCTCGTGATAAACAGGAACAACGACTAATGGGAAACACGGATAAATTGAAAACCGTCCCGGACTATCTCGACCCATTAGCAAAGGCATATTACAAATTTTTAATTACCGAACTTGAAATCAGTGAATTGTTAACCAATCTCGATATACCCATTTTGGAACAAACCGCAGATTCATTAAGTAAGTTGCGACAATGCGACGATATTTTAAACACTGAAGGAATCCTTATTACAACTTATGACCGTAACGGAAATGAAATCATGAAAGAACATCCTACGGTTAAAACAAAAATGGCGTACATGAATCAATTTAAATCGCTATCGACACAACTTGGAATGTCACCTTCTTCTCGTGCCCAATTAGCAGGTATGCAAATTGAGAAAAAACAGGAAGAATCCGACCCATTACTACAATTACTCGGAGGTAAATAATAATGAATATATTGGAACACAAAGCGTATCAATACGCTAAAGATGTTGTTGATGGAAAAGTCGTTTCCGCAAAATATATCAAGAAGGTCTGTCAGAATTTTATAGATGACGTACACGATCATAACTGTAAATATTTTATAGATGAAAAAAAATTAGAATTGATTACGAATTTAACAAAATTAATCAACATGCCCACTGGATTACGAGTTGGAATGTCAGCACATGACGCTCTCGTAGGATTCCAGTGGTTTTTTATTGTTAATGCGTTATGTTGGTATCACAAGGACGATAAGGAAAAAAGACGATATGAAAAATGTGTATTGTTGATTGCACGTAAAAGCGGTAAATCATTCCTTGTAGCACTTGTAATTTTGCTTTTAATGTTAACCGAACCAGAGTTTTCAGAATTCTTTTCAGTTGCTCCTGACCGAGAACTGTCAAGCATTATTAAAAAAGAAATTGAAAAAATGTTAGAGAAAAGTCATCCATCCATTTCATCTCGATTTAAAACGGTTCAAAAGGAAACAAGATGCACATTAACAAAATCTAAGTTTGTACCATTGGCAACATCTGATAACCGTATGGATGGTCGTTTAGCGTCAGCATTCGTTGCTGATGAAGTTGGAGCATTGAAAACGTCTTATCCTATTGAAGCAATGGAATCATCACAGTTGAACATTTTAAACCGTTTAGGAATCTTAATTTCAACCGCATACGATACAATGCACAATCCGATGGTTGACCAAATTGAATATGCTCAAAAAGTAATGGACGGTCATATTACTGATGAAACATTATTTGCAATGCTTTACAAACCTGACAACATGAAAGATTGGACAAGCGATGAAGCGTTACTTCAAGCAAATCCTTTAGCAATTGAATTGCCCGAGAACTTGGACGAACTAAAGAAAAAACGTGCAAAAGCAATGGAAATGCCCTCATCACAAACCAATTTCAAAACGAAACATCTTAATATTTTCGTAGATGGCGATATTGCGGAAGTGTATGTTTCCACTGATGATTTACGTAAAGGTAAAATCAGCAATTACAATTGGAAAGGTCGTAAAGTTCACATCGGAGTCGATTTATCCCAAAGTAATGATAATACCGCAATTGCTATGGTCACATACGATGAAGAAATCGAAACGTTTGTTGCTAAAGTGTGGGCGTTTTGTCCTGAGGGTAGAGTCGAGGATAAAACGAAATTGGAAAAAGTCGATTATCGTGTCATGGAGCGACAAGGATTCTGTTTCTTTAGCGGTGATAAAGTAATCAATTATGGCGATATTGAAAAATTCGTCATGGATCTTGAAAATAATTACAGAGTGATAATTGGTGAAATTGGTTATGACCGATATAATGCCATTTCTTCCGCTAACAAGTGGAACGATGCTGGATATAATGCGGTGGAAATCAAGCAACATTCCAGTCATTTACACTCACCTACCAAATTGCTAAAAGAAATGATTCTCAACGAGAAATTTCAATATGAAGCGAATCAACTGTTTGAAATCAACGTAGCGAACGCTCGTGAAGTACTCGATACCAATTTGAACGGTTACGTAAATAAAAAGAAATCAACAGGCAAAATTGATATGTTAGCAGCATTGATAAATGCTATGTATCTATGGAATCTTGAATTGTTGGAAGGTAAAAGCGTATATGAAGACCGAGGGCTTATTATGCTATAGGGGAAATGAAAATTTCTCCTATTTTTTTAAAAAAAGTTGTGATTTCCTCTTTATCTTCTACCGAGAAGCACACATATATATTAGAAGGTCTTAATGACAGACAAATAATATAGGAGGTGTGATGATTGAATTGGGATTTATCACTACTAAATGAAACTAGCAATCCAAAAGCGTTTTTACGTATGTATATACATGACAAAATCAAAACGTATAAGAGTGATGGATTAGGACTTACACAATCTTGGAAACTGTTAAATATTGAACTTGTAGAACATAACCAAGAACCATTGCATATGTCCACATTTAAAAATACATGGTATGCAAAATGATTTCCGTTATAGCAATTATCATCGTCTTTTTTGGTATTCTCCTCGACGGTGATAACTGGTGTAACGGAAATTGCACCATATTTACAGTAACTGTTACTTCCATTTCTGTTACTGTTTTTCGGAATGTGTAAATGTCACTTCTTCACATTTGCACGTAGTTCTTTTAATTGTTTTTCGTGCCAACAATTTACCGTTTTGTTGGCATTATAAAGGAATTAAATATTTAACGTAGGCGTAACCCAGTGTTACGTCTTTTTTATTTTATATGAAAAGGATTGATAACATGGCGTTTTGGAATAAAACCGAAAAACGTAGTATCGAAGAAAAACCAACATTTGGTGGCATCGAAATCACAACAAACAGTTCATTGTTTGGTGGAATGAGTGTCAATGAACAAACAGTAATGGAAATTCCAACTGTTGAAGCATGTGTAAGTTTAATCGCAAATACAATCGCAAGTTTGCCGATTGATTTAAAACAACAAAACAAAGATGGATCGGTTGAAAAAATCAAAAAAGATGACCGTCATTTTTTATTGAACCAAGAAAACGAAGAAAATATGTCTTCTCGAGATTTAATAAAAAACATGGTCAAGGACTACTTGTTACATGGACAAGCATTCGCAAATAAAGGAAATGAAGTTGAAACGGTTCGTGGTGAACTCAAACGTACATTAAAAGAATTAAATTATTTGCCTGCAAAAAATATGCAAATTACAAAAATATATAACAATGGTATCAAACATACAGATGCCGAATATCAACTGACCACATTTACAGGTCAGCATGTTGGCGGAAATAAACACAAAACATTTGGACCCAATGAATTGTTACGAGTGTTGAACAATCCTATTAACGCATTTGAAGGTGAAGGTTTGTTGGTACGTGGCGATAAGTTATTCAAACAAGCATTAGCGGAAATTGAATACACAAATGGCATTTACGAACGTGGAGCATTGCCTTTAGGAATTTTAAAAACGACAGCACGATTAAACGAAAAAGCAATTAACGCTTTACGTTTGGCATGGTCGAAACTATACGGTGGTGTTCGTAACTCAGCGAAAACAGTCATCCTTGAAGAAGGCATGGAGTATGAAAAAATTTCGATGAATCCTAACGAAATTCAAATGAATGAAACAATGGATAGAACTGATTCGAGAATTTGTAAATTGTTCGGTGTTCCTGAGTCCATGATTAGTTCCAAAGCGAACAAATACGATTCTGTTGAACAAAACAGTTTGCATTTCTTAAAACATACAATTGCTCCGATTCTTGTCGCTCTTGAGCAAGCGTTTGACCGTCAATTATTAACGACTAGAGAAAAGAAAGTGAAAGGATATTACTTCCGTTTTGATGTCAGCGAATTGTTGAGAGCTACCGAAAAGGAACGTACAGAAGCAATTGCTTTAGGACTCGAAAAAGGTTTACTTACAATTAATGAAGCCCGTGAAAAACTTGATTTACCAAACATTAAAAAAGATGTGTTCATGTGGGGATTAAATCATGTTTTATACAATCCGAAAACTAATGAAATGAATGTTCCAAACATGGACGGTGGCACAGAAAATAACACAGGAGATGAAGTTAATAATGAATGAAAAAATTGAACAACGAAGTTTCAGCCTGTCAGAGGTTAACGAATCATCTGACGGGTTTTTTGTGCGTGGTTTGGTCAATCAAACTGGCGAATGGTCACAAACGTTATACGACAAACACGGTAATCCATTTATCGAACGTGTAATGCCAAGCGTATTCGAAAATGCGTTAAAACGTGGCAATGACGTAAAACTCTTGCTCGAGCATGACAAAAACATGTTACTGGCTCGTACAAAAGATGAATCTTTGAAACTCACAGAAACATCAAGAGGTTTGGAAATGGAAGCAAACCTTGTTCCTAGCAATCAATCAGAACACATTCACGCTCTTATCAAACGAGGGACGTTAAACAATATGTCCTTTGGAATGGTTGTTCTTGACGATTCATGGACGAAAGAAAAAGGCGTTAACCAACGTTCAATCACTGAATTGGCGTTATACGAATGTTCCATTGTATCTGACCCAGCGTATACACAAAGCACTGTTGAAGCACGGTCAAACGATATTCGTCAAGACGTTGAAGTACCCAATTTTGAAGAAAGAGGTCAAAAAATTATGAATTTAAACTCTATGTCAGTCAAAGAACTGGATGAATACAAGCAAGAACTGTTAGAGGAATCGCAACAAATCGACAACAAAGTCGAAACCGAAAATCGCTCAAACACTTCATCTGAAGAATTACGTCAAATGGCGATTTTAAGCGAAATCAAAAAAATTAACAAGCAGATCGATTCTGTTGAATCACGAAACTTATCACAAAGAAAAGAGGAAGTCATTATGACAAATACATTAACAACTAAAGAAACAGAAATCCGTGGAGTAGAACAATTCATTCGTAAAACCGACGGTGAAGAAGTTCGTGCAATGACAGCTGGTTCTGAACCAGGTAAAATCGTTGTTCCTACAAATTTATCAAAGTATATTGTTGAAAAATTAAGTGAAAATGCACCAATCTTCGCTCGTACTAAAAACTTCACACCAGTAAACGGTACCTTAGAAATCTTACGTGAAGACAACATTGGTACTGCTGGATTCGTTGGCGAAATGAAACCTTTAGAAGCAAACGACTTCTCAATGAACAAAATCCGCTTAGACCAAAAACGTGTGGGTACTGCAATTGAGCTTTCTCAACACTTAGTAAACGATTCTGGTATTGATATTGTTGGTTATTCTGTTAATATCTTAACTCGTCGTCTTGGCTTAACAGTTGATTCATCTGTATTAATCGGTGACAAAGCGACAGAATTCGAGGGCATCTTAAAAGATGATGTTACACTTAAACCACAAATCACTTTATCAAACACAGCAATTACAATTGACGAGTTACTTGACCTTTACGACTCAATGATTCCAGCTTACATCGGTGGAGCGGTTTGGGTAATGAGTCGCTTAACATTCAACATGATTGCTAAATTAAAAGATAACAACGGTCAATATCATTTAGTTCGTGAAGTATCTGAAAATGGCCCAATCTACAAGCTATTCGGTCAACCTGTTATCATCAATGACACAATGCCTGCTCCAGAAGCTGGAGAAAAAGCTGTTGTATTCGCTAACTTCTCTGAAGGTTATGCTACAATGACTAAAAAAGGCATGAGTTTGAAATCAATTTCTGGTGACACAACTCAAGCAATGCGTGGTTCTCACTTGCTATTACTTGACGGTTACATGGACGGAAAGATTTTAAATCCAAATGCTATCAAAGTTTTACAAATGAAAGCATAATACAAACTCTAGGAGTCGAGAAATCGGCTCCTATTTTTTTTTATGAGTAAAATCAGCATTTTATTAGATTCTCAAGATCGTATTTATTTTATTTGGCTTCCTTACAATTCAAAATCATTCAATATAATAGTATTATAAGTAACTTAAACCTTCCATTTCTGTTACTGTTTTCGGTTATAAGCGAGTCTTGTCAATGTTCTAACGACCACACATCATTAATTTGATGCGTGGTCATTTTTTTTTGGTTACTGTTCATATATTATTTGGGACTTACGCTTTAATTCATTGCTAATGGTTAAATACCATGTTCTTTTAGATGTGTTCCAACGTTTAAGAGATAAAAACGAATGCCAGTCCAATTGATATATTGCTTTAAGTGAAACACTTTCATCAAATAACACCACGATTACATATTCAAATAACTGTTCCTGTGGCACATCGGAGTCAGGGTCATTCAATCCATTGAATACTCCTGTCATTTTGGTACGTGTCGCTTTGATTGAATATCGTTCGTTGGTATCACTGATGGCATCAATGTGCTTCATTCCTACATCCACCGCTTGTAAATTAGGCAGTGAATCATTAGCATTGTAATGTTCGATTGCTAATGTTTCACCCATATCTCCCACAAAATTATTTGTCCTCGTAGCACCACGCTTTTTAAACATTTTCATAAGTTTACTATACTCTTCTAATCCTTCAGCAATGGTCATATTATCATATTCTATTTCAGATGACATACATTTCACTCCTTCATATGGCTTGTCTAACTTTTACCACATTCAGGAAACAATGTCATTAAAACGACTGTTCGTTGAATATTAATATTCAATAAAATATCCTTAAATATCACCAAATACGGTTAAAATTAAGCGTTTTTCACTCATTGAGCCATTGATAAAAAATTTGATTCATAGGGTTTTCATATGCTTTTGTGCCATTACGGAACGATATGTGATTGATTATGTTATTAATTGTGCCACGGATATATGATTTGAGATTACGGATATTATTTTTATTCTTGAGTTCATCAATGACCTTGGAAAACATCCTTGTGCTGATTCCGTTTTTACGTGCATGTACATATTCCTCATGAATAATATCGTTTTGTATAACACCACTGTTAACATCTGTATTATTTAAAGTTTTTTGTTTATCGTCTTCTGTTTCTTTAGAAACAGTATTTTGGTGTTCAGAAGGATGCTCTAGAGGTTGTTCATGTTGTGGTTCGTCGCATTGTTGCTCCACGATATACACATTAGCGGATTGTTGTTCATTTTTCCGTTTCGCCTCATGAATTGAGATAAGATCAATTTTCTCCATCAAAGCGAAAAATCTTCGAACAGTCGATAACGATATTTTCATGCTAAAGCGTTGTTCAAACATCTTTTGAAATGTACTATATGCGACGCTGAACACCCCACTTCCCTTTTTCGCCAAGTCGGATATTAAATACACACATCTAATTTGTAAATCGCTATAATGCCACAACTCGTGAGCCTTTTGAATGAATAATTTCGCATCATATTTTAACTTCGAATATCGTGTTAATTCTTCGGGCTTACCATTTAATAACATGTTCTATTCTCCTTTGATTCAAAGGAACAATCATGCTAAAATAGAAGCACAATAGTCCTTTGGGATTGTTGTATCATAGGCGAACGAGTGATATGGGTTGCAGCCCGATAATTCACTCGTTTTTTATTTTGTAAACTTTTTCATATTAACATATGGTCATATTTTTCTAAATGATATTATTTAATGCTCCGTATTTCTTATGACTTTCAGCAATATCAGTAGACCATAGGTTGACATATTTCTTTGTTATTTCTAATGAGGTATGTCCCAGTAGTTGTTGCAAATGAAAAGCGTTCCCTCCATTCTGTATAAACAATTTCGCTGACGTATGGCGGAATGTATGAGCAGACACACGAACATCCTTAATCCCACTTAGTTTGCCATAGTATTCAATCCTCGTTTGAATGCTGCGTTTTTTCAATTCGTTTCCGTCCTGATTGAGAAACAACTTGTCCGATTCCGCATATCCACGAATCTTAATATATATTTCCATTTGCTCTTTTAATTTTTTGCTCATTGGTACAATACGCTCGAAGAAGGTTTTCGTTTCTCTTATCACGATTTCATTATGCTTAACGTCCGCTACCTCGATATTTGCCAATTCATTCACCCTTATGGCAGTATCAAGCATTAACATCATTATCGTGTAATCACGAACGCCTACGAATGTTTTACGGTCACATAACGATAACAATAATTTGATTTGATCTTTGCTCAACGTAGGCACAACTTCCTTACGTTGTTTCAACAGTTTTATATCCGCTATCGGATTTTTTTTGATGTGCTTATGTTTGTGTAAGAAATTATAGAAACTCTTGAAGGCTCGCAATTTGGTGTTTATGGTGGTTACCTTCAGTCCTCGACGTTGCATTTCCATAATCATATTTTTTATATCATCTTCCGTCATGAGAACCAACGGTTTGATTTTTGTTTGTAAACTTTCACGGTAATATTTTATTGTATAAGGTCTTAAATTTCGAAGTTGACAATCAGTATAAAATAAATTTAACGCTTCTTCATCAGTGGTTACATACGTGGATTTTGTTGCAATTTTCAATTCATCTTCTGTTAATAATGTTCTACGTTTACTCACCGCACACGACCTCCCGCACACTTTTTGTGCTTATTTTGTCGTGTGAAGAAAACATAAAAAAAACTCTATACTAGTCGTATAGAGCTTGATTTAATCACGTTTCATGATACCGATGGTCGGGGTCGAACCGACACTCCCGAAGGAACACGATTTTGAGTCGTGCGCGTCTGCCAATTCCGCCACATCGGCACAATAAGAAAGGCGGCAACCGGATTTGAACCGGTGGTAAAGGTTTTGCAGACCTCTGCCTTACCACTTGGCTATGCCGCCATATGAAGTTAAAATGGAGCGGAAGACGGGATTCGAACCCGCGACCCCAACCTTGGCAAGGTTGTATTCTACCACTGAACTACTTCCGCAAAAATGGCTGGGCTAGCTGGATTCGAACCAGCGCATGACGGAGTCAAAGTCCGTTGCCTTACCGCTTGGCTATAGCCCATCGATTTCTTACTTAATTATATGTAAGTATCAATTAGATTATTTGTAATTTTTAAAATAAAAATGGGGCGACTGATGGGAATCGAACCCACGAATGCCGGAGCCACAATCCGGTGCGTTAACCACTTCGCCACAACCGCCATGTTGTGTATATATATTTGGCAGGGGCAGTAGGAATCGAACCCACACTGGAGGTTTTGGAGACCTCAGTTCTACCTTTAAACTATGCCCCTATGTAAATGGTGGAGGGGGGCAGATTCGAACTGCCGAACCCGAAGGAGCGGATTTACAGTCCGCCGCGTTTAGCCACTTCGCTACCCCTCCGAAACTTACATGGTGCCGGCTAGAGGACTTGAACCCCCAACCTACTGATTACAAGTCAGTTGCTCTACCAATTGAGCTAAGCCGGCATATTTCATTAAAATAAATGGTGGCTCGGGACGGAATCGAACCGCCGACACGAGGATTTTCAGTCCTCTGCTCTACCGACTGAGCTACCGAGCCTTATTAAAATGGCGGTCCCGACCGGGGTCGAACCGGCGATCTCCTGCGTGACAGGCAGGCATGTTAACCACTACACCACGGGACCATTTGGTTGCGGGGACAGGATTTGAACCTGCGACCTTCGGGTTATGAGCCCGACGAGCTACCGTACTGCTCCACCCCGCGACAATATTATTCATATAATTTATATGGTGGAGGATGACGGGATCGAACCGCCGACCCCCTGCTTGTAAGGCAGGTGCTCTCCCAGCTGAGCTAATCCTCCAAAAGTGGTGACCCGTACGGGATTCGAACCCGTGTTACCGCCGTGAAAGGGCGGTGTCTTAACCACTTGACCAACGGGCCAAATATCATAAATCCTATGGCGGAGAGCAAGGGATTCGAACCCTTGATACGCTTGTGACGTATACACGATTTCCAATCGTGCTCCTTCGGCCAACTCGGACAGCTCTCCAATGGCTCCGCAGGTAGGAATCGAACCTACGACCGATCGGTTAACAGCCGATAGCTCTACCGCTGAGCTACTGCGGAATAATAT